CCAAGGGCAGGTGCCCTTCCTTGTACAAATTAACCATCGCTTGTTTTGTCATGTCGGCAGCAGATGCTTGGATCAAACGGTTCAACGCTTTGTAGGTATAAGCCCGTTTTAGCCGCGTAGTTGGCCCGTAGGCGTCCACAGCTTCCTTGTAGGGCAGCGCTTTGTTCATTGCGAACGTGTCGGGCTCCCAGAGATCAAAACGGCACTTACGGCCTAGTATGGAGCGCAGAGAGCCTTCGCTAGATCTCTCGTTCAATCTGTTCTGCACACCAGTCATCAGACCTTTCACGAACGGAACGCGCTCATGATACTGTTTGATCAGACCTTTCGCCTCGTCGGTCTCGATACCCAGCTCGCCGGCAAGTTTGTTAACACCCATGCCATACATCATACCCAGATTAATAGTCTTAGCCTGCTTACGACCGATGCCGGCCATTCCCGCGACCATTGTATGGAAGTCCATGTCTGGGTTGTTCGTGTACCCGTCAACAAACTCCTCGGCCCCTTTCAATGGAATACCACGAGACTTACCGTACACCGAAGCATAGTGGACCAAGATCCGTGGTTCCTGTTGCGAGAAGTCAATGGCCGCCCACTGGTCCCCCTCTTCTGGCAGAAACAAGCTTCGTATCATCGGCCCGATTTCTGGATCTCGGGCAGGGATCTGTTGCAGGTTAGGGTTGTTCATTGAGATACGACCCGACACGGTCCCGCCGTCATCAGATCTAATCTGATTGATATGGCTATGGATGCGCCCGTCCGAGTGGCAGTGCTTCATGATTGTATTGATGAATGTGCCGCTGGTCTTATTCAGGTTGCGAGCCTGCACCACCAGTTTAGCTAGCGGCTCCTCGCTGTCGGACAGGAAGGACTTGGTGAAGCTTGGCGACCCCTTATCTGTTTTGGGATAATAGATGCCCTGCTTATCAAAAGCCTTGGCTAGTGACTGTGCTGCCCAGATCTCGACATTTGATCCGGTAATGTGCTTGATCTGCTTCAGGACCTCTTTCTCTTTCTTGAGTAGATAGTCCTTGGTCCGTTCGACGCGGTCTGTGTCTACTCGAACGCCGCGCATGGTCATATCCACGAGACATGGTAGCAGGTCCAGTTCTAGGTTAGCGATCTGCCAAAGATCTTGGCGGTGCAGCTGACCGCTAAGGTAGTTCCACAGTTCAAGTGTTAGCTCGGCGTCACCCTCAGCGTACGGTCCGACGTACATCGCCGGCATCTTCCACATCTCGGCCTTTGGATCTACGCCAAACTCCCGTGCGGCTTCGTTCAGGCCTTTTTCTGATTTAACCTTGTTTAGGTGCTCATAGGCTAGCGCGTTGAGGCTGAAAGAAAACCTGTTCTCATCCAGCAGAGACGCCACAACCATTGTGTCGATGATCCGGCCGTTAACCTGAAAACCCATCTGACGTATCCAGCCTAGATCATATTGTGCGTTATGCATGATCTTATCCGCAGGGCACTCAAACACCTTCTTAAGCCACCGGTTGACGATCCGTTTATCGAGATTGCCACCGCCAAGGTGCCCTACAGGGATATAACCAGACCACCCGTCAACAGCTATTGCATAGCCCACGACTTCTCCGTCACCCGTAGGCCAGCCCGGCCCGTGGGCCTTGAGGTTTGGGTCTCGGGTCTCGACATCTATAGCTATTTTACCGGCGGATGTAATGTCGGGTAATTCTAGCGGAGGAACCCATTCGCTTTTCGGCGCGAACATAGCCATCTGAAGATTTGCCATGATTAATCCTTTGTAGCGATTTCACCGCCGAGCGCGGTATAACCCGCCTTGTCCACCCATGAATCAACGTGTTGGATGTCTGTCAGAAGTCGGCATGTTTTCAACCAATCCATCATTAAAGCTACGTGTTCCGGCGTCAGCGTCCCGTGTGTGTCGTAAGCTCTTTGAACAATGTGGTTCCAGCCAGTAGCGATTGCGAGATGATTATCCTTGGCGTCGCCGTATTGCTTCGCCCTGTCACCGGTGATTAGGTTCAATGCTTGGTCTAGGATTTCTTCCCGCGTCATATGTAGTAGCTCCTTGTAACATCTTCGGGTTCGACAATGTATAGTTTGTCTCTGGTTCTCGTAACGCCCACATAGAACACACGGTGTATGTCATCGGGGTTGACGCGCATGTCGTCATCGGCAGCTGGGCTGAGGTCCGTGATCAATACGACGTTATCTGCCTCCCCGCCTTTTGATCCGTGGATCGTGGATGTTGAGATACGGGGCACTCCGTTGAACTTCTCGCCTCGTCTCAGCATAGCTGTGATGTAGGCACGTTCACTCTCGGGGATTTTATCCAGAGCCTCGCTCCAGATCATATCTATGGTGGCGACCAGACCGTGATCTTTTTGCAAAACTTCCAAGCTTACCTGATCTTCGTCAGCTAAGGCCGGCAGCTTCTTAAAACCTTTTTTTACGCGGTTCTTCAACGACATGTAGGCGTAAACTTTTCTGGCGTTCTCGCCGGAGATCGTCATGCCCTTACGTAACTGTTCCCAGCCGTTTACCGCGTCGCTAATCTTTTCGCTAATGGATCTATTACCTCGGTGACTGAACAGGTATCCGGAAGATTTAAGGTCGTTTGCGATGCCTTGAAGGTGGTACGCAGCCTGCGATAATATAAGCCATGAGCCGTCAGACATGTCCAGTGAGGACACCATATTTATGCGCGATACCTGCCCCGTCTCTGCCCTCGGCTCATATCGTTTAGGAAATCTTTTTGTAATTCTCTTTACGACGTTCTCTGCCACTTCGTGAACACGACTAGGAACACGATATGACTGACTAAGTGTTTCCGAACCGCCTTCTAGGTTAATGAAGTGGTCCACGTCCGCACCGGCCCATCGATAAATAGCTTGGTCGTCATCTCCTGCCGCGTACATACGGTTGCTGTTCTTGTCTAAAATATGGGCAATGTCCCACTGCATGGGGCACAGGTCCTGCGCTTCGTCTAAGAAGGTAAGCTCGAAACGGGGGCAGCACTGGTCGGACTGGTCTATAAACACCTGTAGCATGTCTGTGAAATCGTAGAGACCCATGCTTTGCTTGTACTTAGTAAGACACTCATCAATGTAACTCACCACGTTCCAGTCTACGTTCAGGTTGCTAAGGTTGTATTGTTCCCGAAGACCCACCTTCCTTAGCTTGGCTAGGTTTATCAGACCCAGCACGGGATCGCTGGAGCTTATTGCTGACGCCACCTCGTTGTCGGCATTGTACGAAGAGGTGTTGCCAAACCTTACGCCGATCGCCTCGCCCAGTTCTTTGTAATGTGAATCTTGGATTACCTGCGTGGGTTGGATGTCCGTCATCGCCAGAGCCATACTGTGCAGGGTCCGAAAGTATACAAGATCTTTTTTGGGGTCGAGGTTGAAGCGAGCCGACGCACGTTCTCTAGCTTCGTTTGCGGCCTTCTTTGTAAATGCAAAAAACGCAATCCGGTTTGGGGCGATGCCCGAGGCCAGTGCGTCATCGACCATGTTCAACAGTGTCGTCGTCTTACCCGTTCCGGGCGGCCCAAATATTCTAAACATCTTTCTCCAACCTCCGGATAATTTGTCGGACCCGCTCTCTACTAATGTGAAAGCGAGCCCCGATAGCAGTCATAGTCATGCGTGTTAGATACATTTCGTAGATCTTCTTGTTCCGACGAATGTAATCCGCGGGGGTCATTAGAACGGGGCCTCCGTCCCGAACCGTGGTGTGCGGATAGACACATCCGAGCTGTCGAACGCAGGTATTTCCCAGACACGAACGCTACGCGACTTAATCCTAATAACAGTACTTTCTCCATTAATATCACGTAAACGCTGTGCTATTTTATGGGTCTTGTACTCGCTGAACTTGTTCTTGCGTAAGAAGCCCTCAAAGTCTTTTAGACGGAAGTAGGTCTTACCCGCCTCTTCATCGGTCCAAGGCTTACGCAGAAGGATCTCTTCCTTATCCTGAGCCTGCTGTAGGTGACGGCAAAACTCTTCCAGATAATCATAGAACTGACCGCTTACGCTAGCGTCCTGAGCCACCTCGATGATGCTGCTTTCATTCTGCTTCATCTCGTTCATGAGGGTAGATATCCGACCTTCCCACTGCACTTTCGCCACCGATCGCGGCATGTGGTTGAGCTGCTCCATACAAGCCTTCTGGAAGGTAGGCTGGTGAAGCAGGGCATCTGTGTCCAGTTCCAGTGGCTCACCGTTGACGTCCATAAACCAGACGGGTGGTGTCGAGTTATATTTACGCAGGTTTGCAATGGACGCACCTTGTGTGCCCGTCCCTACCCCGAACTTACGGGTAAAGCATAACTCCTTGTTGCAATGAGAGTTTATCGGCGCGTCGTTACACTTGTATGCGTAATCCTTACGCTCCACCTGCTTCGCCACCGCATTAACTTCTGCTAGGGGCAGGGGAGGGTCAATGTACTGCATGTTGTAGTTCAAGATCTCACTTTCCCAGCTGTCTGGAAAAGCCTTACGCAGATACACCCCGATGTTAAACAAGCCGTTGTTGCGACCACCTTCGCTGACCTTGTTCTTACACAAAACCTGTAAGCACGGTGGTCCGTCGGCCAAGACCTTTGTTTCTCCGGTATCTACAACTTGAAGCTTGGTTATCTGCTCCTTTGTCTGAGCGTACTTTTTGTGCAGATCAAAAAACTCATCCAGAGTTGCGGATGTTCCATCATCTAGAAAAGCGTAGCGAAGCCCTTCTTCTGCATTGTAATAAGGCAGGTTCAGGAAGTTACCCACGTCACCCCGTTCAAGGTGCAGGACAACCTGCTTAGGGAAGATCTCACTTTCCCCGTAGCCTAAAGCTGACGCCATACACTTGAGCGCCTTCTGGAAATCTTTTGCGTCTACCCAGTCCTTGGAAAACAGGAAGCAGTGTGCTCCGCCGGACTTAGACCTACAGACAACTAAAGGAAGCTTGAGCTTCCTTATCTTATCTATCAGCGCTGTGTGGTCCAAAGGGTACTGATCGATATCTATACAACCCCATTTACAGGCGTTGTCCTCGTTGATGGGAATAATACCCAAACCATTTCCTGTCCCCGACAGGTGCCGCTCCCACAGGTCCGTGGTCCGTGGTTCGCGCAGTATTCCTGCCTTGCCCACGCTTTTGCCCGAGGAGCTTTCTTTGTCTATCCGGAAGTATCCGTAAGCCTGCTGCAGGCCGTCGAAGATAGACATAAACTTTTTTACTGACATTGAGATCCTCCAAAAATGGTGGGGGTTTCCCCCCACCAATCGGTTAGCTTAAAACGGGATGTCCGAGTTGTCGGAGGCGGAGTTGTCCTCGTTGGCGTGTT